TGTTGTAACTCCAGAAGTACTAACATTAAGTTGATTTAATGTACCTACAGATGTTAGAGAAGAACCAGTAATACCAGTTCCTAAAGTAGTAGAATTAAGAACAGTATTAGTACCAATCTTATAATCATTACCTGTAGTTACAGTAACACCACCAGAAGTGGTAACTCCAGAGATTGACACATCACCTTGAACTTGCAGTTTTACTGTTGGATTTGTGGTTCCAATACCAAGATTACCACTAGAAGGATTATATACTAATAGTGTAGTTGCTCCAAAACCTGTTGTATTACCAAATGAAGTTACATAAGGAATATATTGTGTTTGATTGGTAGTATTTGTTGAAATAGAAACACTTGAAAATCCACTACCACTACTACTAGAAATAGTAACATCAACAACTTTAGTTGCTGAGTTATAACTAAAAGTATTACCAGAACCAATAAAATTAATAGCAGTAATTACACCAGTGGTAATATTAGTTCCACCAGACTGAATACCAATATTAAATCCACCAGTAGCAGTTATAATACCAGTAGTGTTTATACTAGCAGTTGTAGAAAAACCAAGAGCAGTTGTAGCAGTAGTTGCTGTACCTTGAAAAGTTGGAGCAGTAACAGTGCCTATAAATCTTCCAGTGCCATTTACATCCAATCCTGCCGCAGGAGTATTTGTTCCAATTCCTAGATATTTTGAAGCAGGATTGAAAGTAATATAATCGTATGAAGATGATATAGTTGAACTAGTTCCAGTTTGAGTTTTTGTAAGTAAAAGATAATAACTATCATCAATATTAATAGATGATAGTTGGTTAAATACCAATCCTGTTAGACTAACACCAGAACCAATAAAACCAGTAGCACTTACAATACCCGAAATATTCGCATTTCCCTTTATATTTAATTTTTCAGTTAGAACTGTAGTTCCTATTCCAACTGAATACACATCAGATATAACTAAATTTGATGTAACTATTCCACCGATGGAAATATTTGTACTAATAGCAACAGTGGGTGCATTAATGCTTATAGTATTAGGACTTGTGATGGTCGGCGTAGTTTGCCCTATTAAGTTTAAACCTCTTACGCCAAAATCTTTATCTGCCATCGGTTTTTTAGTTATTTATGAATTGAAAATCAACCATACCGAAGAACATAATATAAATTCAGTATTAGAGTAAAGTATTTCTTGCAAATCTATAAGTCGTCAAACCACTAACACCAGTTTGTGGAGTTGCTTGAAGAATACAATTCCCTCCACTAATTGTTGCTCCAATAGAAACAAGTAATGTATTGTTATATACAACTCCATATTCTTGTGCATATGCGGTAGATTGGTCTTGTGTTACAAGAACCTTTTGTGCCTGAATAGAAGAACCAAAACCAATATGAACTGTGTATTCAGCAATCTTAAAGTCAGTAGAAGAAACAGAGAAACTATCTATAGTTGTAGAAACACCAACAGATGCAGTAAATGTTCCAACTCCAGTTTTTACTCCATACGTTTCAACTTGAAGTGGTGTTCTTGGATTTGTAGTTCCAATTCCAACCAAACCAACAGCAATTGTGGTAATTATTGTACCACCAGTTCCAACATTTAAACTAGTGACTGATGCAATACCACCTACAACATTAGTAGCAGTGGATGCTATACCAGTAAGACTTCCTACAAAACCTCCAGTAGCAGTTATAATACCAGTAGTATTAATACTAGCATCTGTAGTTAAACCAGTGGCAGTTGTAGCAGTTCCAGAGAAAGTAGTAGCAGTAATAATCCCTGCTCTAAAGTTTCCACTTGCGTCACGAGCAACAATTGTGCTTGCCGTATTGAGATGTGTTGCGTTTGATGTTACTGTAAATGTAACTGCAGTTCCTGTTGCCTCGTTTGCAGTAAATGTTGCAATACCCGTTAATCCCGTTCCTGATGTCTTGAGGTCTAATGTTCCATTACCAACTGTAATTCCACTAGTCGTTACACCAGTAATAATCCCCTTATCATTAACTGAAATTGATGGAATTGAAGTGCTTGAACCATAAGTTGCAGAAGTAACACCAGAAAGTGCTAATGTTACTGCCAATCCAACATTTTGAGTTCCATTAAATGAAACTGATGACCCAGTAGAAACATCACCACTTATACTAAAAAATCTTGAGGTTTGTAATTGTGTAGCAGTAGATGCTATACCAGCAAGACTTCCTACAAAACTAGAAGCAGTTACAATACCTAATACTTTTATATCACCAACAACATCAAGTTTTACTGTTGGTTGTGTAGAACCTATACCAACATTTGTATTTGTACTTGAATATACAAAATCAGTTGCTCCTGCTAAAAATCCATTACTTGCCTTATAAGGTATTGAATTTAAATTTCCTGGTGCAACTACATCCGATACTGTAATTCTAATTGTTGCAATACCAGTTTGTTCTGCTGGTAAAGTTCCAACTGGATCAACTGACACTCCATTGCCAACAAAATTAAATCTATTAAAACTATTTGCAGCACCGACTTGAACATTATTATCAAATACAGTAAAGGAACCAGGAATTAAACCAGATCCTGTTATTTGAGCTGCGGCAGTCCAATATCTTTTTCCTGTTTGATTTTCATATGCAGTCAAAACATATTGATTTCCAACAATTGGAGGGGGATTTGCACCAACAGAAGAAAGACCAACCAATGGATCTCCCAAATCTGGTTCTGCTTGATCTAATCCCAAAAATTCATAACGGTCTGTCGTAAGACCAGTTTGTGATTTCTTTTTAACTCTTTTGCTGAGAAATCCTGGAGTTGCCATTTATCTATTATTGATTTGAGGTTTCAAGAACACTTGTAATAAACTTAAGTTTTGCTGGGGTCGTGCTTGCACTTCCACTGATTGTAATAAAGTCACCAGTTTCCAATACCAATTTACCAGGCAATAGATTTGCTGTATCGTTTGCTGGGATTGAAAAATCTTTTATAATTTCTGTGGTTACAGTTGAACCAGAACTTACACGGTTATGATACCAACTAATTGATTGAGTACTAGCACTAATATTAGCACACTGTGCTAGTAGGAATACTCCAACATATCCTGCGGGTGCAGTATAAACAAGATCAGTCGTCAACCCAACAACTTTGGTATATGTTTTAAAATTATTTACTGCTGCTGCTGCAATTGCCATTTCTAATAATCCTCCTTAATCTGATAGTGCAAGAATAAATGGTGTCATGGTAGTGAATAGTGCTTTTGTAAAATCTCTACCTGATATTTGACCTGTTGATTGATTAATCACAACACCATCACCAATATTAAAATTACCTGATTGGTCTGTGCTTGTATAGGTTACAGTTCCACCGTCAATCTGAATCACTTTATTTTCAGGAATTACAACACCACCAAGAGCAGGTTTTGCTGTAAATATGTTTGTACCAGCACCAACAAATTCGAATGAAATTGTTGATGCGAGTTGTAAACTTCCCCTTGCAAAATAAACAGTTGTTCCAGCACTAACTGTATTATTTAGTGTCTGTAAAAATGTGACCGTAGAAATACCAGCAGAAGGTAAAGTTGCAGTAGCAACCTTATAGTAAATTGGTTGATAATTAGAAATAGATGCTGTTGCTGTTGTTCCTGCTCCTGCTGGACCTGCGATTGTAACTGTTGCCCCAGCATTCAAATATTGAGAACCAGAATTCAAAACGTTAATTGCAGTGACTGAACCATTTACAACTGTTGCTGATGCTTGTGCTGTAACTCCATTCGGACCAGTTGGAGCACTAATCGTAACAGTTGGTTGTCCCGTATATCCAGAACCACCACTATCTACTTGAATGGTATTGATATTGTAATATAAAGTTCCAAAGTAACAAGATTGACCGTCATAAGGACGATTGGTTCCAACACCAGAAATCGTAATTACATTTTCTCTTGCTGCTGCTTCTGTTGTTGCAGTTCCAGTATAACGGTAAATGGATTTTGTTGTATTGTCACCAACACCAACAGAATATAATCCATAATTACCGAAGGATGAGTTAGAGTTTGTAATATCACACTGTCCCCCTCCTGAAGTATAAATCGCAATATCATCACAAATTGTAAAGATGGAAACTAACTGTGCATATCCACCATTTGTAATTGAAACTCCAATTCCACCTTGATTGTATTGAGTATAACTATCAACACTCATCGAACCAGTTACACCAATATCAGTTTGGTCTCCTGGTTCTGCATCAAATCCATTGACTTTGAGACCAATACTATTTGCAATGAAGTTAGTGCAGTTGCGAATATAAGGTCCCTTATCAATATTTCCAACACCTGGAGAATAAGTAGTTAATCCAATTTTTGATGACGACCAATTATTACTTGTTTGTCCGTCATAATCTGCTGGATATGTAGTATTAATTCCTGCACCACCAAGAGCACCTAATCCATTTTTAAGAATTGTTGTAACAACACCAACACAAGAATAAATTGCTGATGTAACATTCGCACAACCACTCAAACTTTGATTTCCATACGCACCATCTGGTTGCATACTCAAATCTTTTACTTGTGTATAATAATTTTGGTAATTTTCATTATCTGGATTCTTATATGTTACATTATTAATACAAGACCTAGCAATTTCAGCAGCATATGTTATAGCATCCATTGTTTGTCTAATACCACTGGTTTCTGTAGTTCCACCAGAAACTCCACCAGGAATAGATATAAATGCTCCTGCATCTGTATAATATGATTTCCCTGCTCCAACAGAATTGGAATTTCCACCTCTTGTAATATCAAAACAAACTGCTTTTAGAGCCGACTTAACACTTGAAACGCAATTTGCTACAAAAGTGGGGTTATAAAGTGGTGGAGGATCGATATCATAAAAAAGAAAACTCGTGACATACCCTACTGCTTCATTTGCAATAAAATCAAGGTTCAATCGAATCATTCTTGCACCATCAAAGAATCTATTCGACGAAACACCAGCTAATGGAACAAATGATATAACTGCTGCGTTATTAGTTGCCGGAGAACCATTAAAATTCAGGTTCGTCATATGACAACCATTATTCACATAGAACAAATCCAAACCTGGATTTTGAGGAGTTATGGTACAGTTACGAAGTTCTGTTCCTTGAATGGAAACATTTGCTGCTAATGTGATTGGGTTATTCTCAACAAAAGTTCCAGGGAATACTTTAATTGTATCACCAGGTAATGCAAGTGCTGCTGCTGCTTTTATTGTTCTCTTTGCGTCACTTTCTATTAAACCAGTATTTGCATCACTTCCCAAATAAGAAACATAAATTGTTTTTCCGATTGACGTTTTGATTCCAACTTGAACTGTTCCTTTCCCAAGTGCTAGAGAAGATGTTAAGGTAATACCAGTTCCTACTGTAAGTTGTGTTACAATACCAACTAAATTAATACCATCACCAGAGAAGAAAGTTGCAGTAACAATTCCAGCAGAATTTAATTCACTTACACTAGTAACACCAAGAGTTGTAATACCAGAAACATAAAGGTCAGATGCAGTAATAAAACCTACTGTTGTAATACCAGGACCGACTTGAAGTTGTGTAACAGAAGCAATACCACCAATAACATTTACTGCTGTTGTTGCTGTGGATGCTTGAGAATCACCAGTAATACTGATGTTATAAGTCCCAGATAATCTAGCAGTACTAACAATACCAGTCGTTATATTTGCTGCATCAGCAAGATTTGTGGCAGTAGTAGCAGTTCCAGTGAGATTTCCACTAAATGTGGTTGCAGTAATTATACCAGTAGAGTAAATATTACCTACAGATAAAATACCAATATAAGCATTTGTAATTGAAGCAACCCCAATAGTTGCTATTCCAACACTTGCAATTACAGTATTGATATAATTGAGAGACGTAATTCCTACTGCTTTAATATAGTCAGAAGTTAAAGAAGTAATACCAGCAGTATTGACACCATCTAATGTAGTTAATGTTAAAATTCCAACTCTTGCGATTGGTGTAGAAATACTAGATGCTGTTAAAACTCCTACAGTCGAAGAACCAGAAACTCTAATATTAGTTGCCGTTAAAAATCCTACAGTCGCAACTCCAATCGAAGCACTTGTAATTGTAGAATAACCAATAGTTGTTGTTTTATTTGCATATAAATCTCCACCAACATATAAATCTCCACCAGTTGTTGTAATTCCACCAGAAGACGCAAGAGTAGAAATTCCAGTAATGCTTAAACTTGTTCCATTAATAACACCACCAGAAAGACTTGTAGCAGTTCCTGCATTTCCTAAAATACTAATATTATAAGTTCCTGGTGATAATGCCGATGCAGTTGCAGCAGAAGAAACATTAATATCATAAGTTCCCTCCAATCTTGCTGGTTGTATGATACCACCAAGAATATTTTCAGCACTATTCAAATATGTTGCGCTATCTGCATTACCATCAATATCAATATCATAAGCTCCAGTTAATCTATCACTACTAATAAAACCAGAAGTTATACCAGCAGCATCAGTTAATATATTTGCACTATTTACATTAATTCCATAATAACCACTAAGTCTAGAAGTACTAACAATACCAGAAGTTATATTCGCAGCATTATTTAATGTATCCGCACTCGTTGCGTTTCCTTGTAGAGTTCCAACAAACTTAGTTGCGGTTATAGTTGTAGCACCAACAATACCACTATTTTGGAGATTTAAATTATCACCAGAAGCCAACTCCTCAATTTGGTTAGATGTTGGATTGGCTATAAGTGGAAATCTGTCCGTCATTACTTATTGCGGGTACTTTTTTTCTTATAATATATAGGTTTCATTCTGTGGAGCATTTTTAAATACTTCCAACACCAACAGTAGAAGAAGATGTTTTGCCCGTATCAGGATTGAAATAATAAGTTTCTGGTTCATACTGTTTTAAATCTACTGCTCGTAATGCTGCGAGTTCTGCTTTGAGTTTATTGATCTCAACATCACCATAAACTCTTCCTTGAAGAACAGCAAATGCTTGTCCTTCCATCTTATCTCGTATACTTCTCAAAGCACTTGATGATGCGATTAAACTATCAATCTTTGGAGTGTTTCTGTTAATAATCGTATCTCTACTTGTTTCTGCATTATCAATAGCAGTTTGTAAAGCAGAACAACCAGAGAAAGTAGGATTGTTTGAAGATGTGTTTGTAGTTCCAATACCAAAGGGAGTTGTAAATCCAAAACCAACAACAAATGTATCTCCTTCTTGTGCGTATGAAATTGATGTAGTTATTGCAGGATATCCAGTAGTATTATAATCATAAGTAATTTTGACAGGCCAAGAAGTATTGCCAGGATAGTATCGTTCATAACCCGCGCCACAAGCAGGTTCTGGGTATGTTGCTCTCAAATATCTTTCATTTTCATTTAATTGTGCCTCTGTTTTGTCTGCAAAATCAGCAGTCATTACCTCTTTCCATTGAAAAGGACCAACTGGACTTCCGTTATTTACTCTTATTAACTTATGACCCAAACCAAGTGTATTATTTCCCATAATTCCAATAGTTACTGGATCTATCGGATTGTTGGAATAATCAAATGTAGTTTCTTCAGTTTGTGTAGTTCTTATATCTGTAAAATTAGTATTGGTTGCTGCCTTTATAGATGCACCACTCAAAATTACTGATGGAAATGCAGATAGAATGCCAACCGTAAATGAACCATTTGTTGTACTACCAATTGCTGCGACACTTACAATTAAACTATTTGTAACTCCTGTTGTGCTTATAAATGCACCAGAACCAATTCCAATCGCATCTGGGTCCCAAACATCAGTTAATGTAATAGTTGTGGTTCCAATACCAGCAACTGTTGTATTGAGTGCTAAAACACCAGAAAGACTTATTGTATCTCCAACATTAATATTACCAGTAGTTCCAATTCCAGTATGTGCGATAATAGTAGAACCAACACTAAGTGTACCACCAAATTGCGTAGAAGATGCTACAATTGCTGTGGTTCCAAATCCAACAATTGAAGGTAAATTTGATGGAGAAAATACAGTTGGATTATCTACATTATCAGTAATTGTATCTCCTACTTGTAAATTTGATGTACCATCATTACTTACTATTGCTAAACTTGTACTTCCTACACTAATAGTGCCTAAAAATTCTTTAACAATATTTGCACCATAATCTTGATTTTGTGGTTTTCTGTAATATTTTGCTCCATAATAATTATAATCTTCACGAACGGAAGGATTTTTTAATACTGTATATGTTATGACTGTAAATTCACCAAATTTTGTTATGTAAGTTCTTCTGAACGTTTCTTCCCAAGATAAATCACTCTTACAACCAGCAGTAATTCTAGCATCATAAGCAGTTTTTACTGATGTGATTGCAACATTAATTTCATCAATAAGAGGGATAATTTCTTTATCAACATTTTGAATGAGAGCATCAAAACGATCAATCTTAACATCCATAATTGTTAATTGATCTTTTAGCATCTCAACTTCTGCGAGTTTTCGGTCTAACTCTGTTTGTTGATCCGCAATAATGGTTGCTGTAATTGATGTATCACTATTCCCTATACCTAATCTTTTGTCGTCTAATTGTCCCTGAAGAGCATTTACATTATTTGATGGTTTCTCATAATAATCTTGAGATTGCCCAATGGATGCAAAATATTGTGCGACTGTAGAATTAATTTCTTGTATTTCGGCAGCATAATCTCTTTCATTAGCCATAATAATTAATTATATTCTCTTTCTTTATAGTAATTAAACATATTTATTGGATATTATCACCAGGATAAGTTTTATCTTCTTCTTGTTTTGGTTCTATTTCTAATTTTGGAACATCCTTTCTTTCCGCATAAACAACATAACTACAATCGACTGGTCCACCACAATTGTTTATAATTTTAATTCTAGTTCCCCATTCAATACTTTTTACATAAAGTTCCTGATGAAATGTATGTGGAGTTAGTGAAACAGTAATTGTTTCAGCATCTACCAAACCCTTCCAATACTCTGGCAATTCAATTACATTTGAATTTACAAGTCTACCACGATAATATACACCAATTTCTGGACCTTCCAAACAAGTATGAACCAACCTATAACCAGATTTTGTGGGATGTGTGATATCAAATTTTTTAAATGGCGCAGCAACAGAGGCAAAATTACCTTGAGCAGCTGTACAAACTCCAAATTGACCATAATCTGCTTTAATCAACGGAACAGTAGCAACTGCCTGACATACCTTTGGTCCTTGTGTTATTTGTACCGCAGCATTTGTTTTAAGACCAAAAATTGATTTAAATGCTGCTTGAATTTCAGCACCAATTCTACTTGTAAATCCAAAAATATTTGATACTGCTAAATCGTTTATAGTTCCTGCTGTATTTGTAATACCAGCAAAATTAGTTATTCCAGTCACTTCAAGAGAAACAGGAAGAACGCCAGGCAATGGAGGACCAATCATACAAGTTGCTCTCGCAACTCCAATTTGTGGTGTCATTCCAATATAAAAAGGTCCATTTACAACTGCTGTTCCAGGAAGAAGTTTGCTGTTAGCAGTTAAAAAAGACATATCTAGTTGTCCTACAACTAGTTTTTCACCAACATTTGAAATGGTACAATCCATAATTATTATCCTTTTAGTTTATTTGGAACAAATAGATGCAAAGAATTCTTTAAAATCTTTGATTGCTTTTAATATTTGACCCATTATAGAAGAACTATCAGTATCCACACCAGAAGCACACGCTGCTTTTGTTGATGTTGCCAAATCTAATGATGTTCCAGCAATTTGAGTTTTATTGGCACCAGCAAAAGAAATATTTGTTCCTTGACCTGATACTGTTGGGGCATCAATATTACAAATTTTTGATGCTTGAATTGTAATTTCACCACCCTTACCATCAACACCAATTAAACGAATATTTGCTGCTTCTAAAGTAATCGTTCCATTTTTTGCTCGAATGTGAATATCCCCATTTGCCGCATCAATAGTTTTTGCTGGAGTAATATTATCAGTAAGATGCTCTCCACACAATTCGTGCGAAGATGTTTTATTTCTAATAATTAACTTTCCATTTTGACAAAATATAAGTCCTTGATTATTGTCAGTAGTAACAGCATAATCTATTTTACCTAATTTTGGAGTAGATGATCCAGATTCAATTCTAAATCCGTTATATTGTCTAGCATGTGGGTCGATCATACGCAATCTATTACCGATGTTACAATTCCAGAAATTACTGTTGCTTGATTTGCTTGTTCTACTGTATTATAAGATTGAGTAAAATTCATAAGTGGGACAACATTCGCAGCAACTCCTGTTCTGGTATTTATAGTTAATGTTGGTGTCGTTTCAAATCCACAAATTGGATTTGTTAATGGTTGAATTCCAATAATCGCACCAGAACCAGGAGTTACTATTGGAGTATAAGTATTCTTACCATCAGTAATTGTATCACCAGTTGTATAACCATATCCAGGAGCAGTCACAATTATATCCTGAACACAAGCAGATACATTACTACTTATTCCTGATTTTGGTTTCTCTGGATCATTTATTGGGTTGATTAATACTGAAACTGAAGATAATTTGTTATTAAGGGATAGTTTAAATATTTCACTATCTTTGATTATTCCTTCATTCGTATCAATATTAATTTTTGATTGATTGTTTAAAATAGTAAAAGCACCACTTAATGATTGATTTTTCAACAATCCATCTGTTATACCAGTAATTGTATATGGAACTATTGTATAATTTTTGACATTTTGTGTTACTAAATTGACAACAAAAGATTGACCTTCTGTAATTACAGATTTTGTTGAAGTCAAATAATATTGTTGTTTTCCTGTTTGTGGTTTATTTAATTTATTAATAAAAATTTTTACCGACTTATTGTATTCTGGTAATGAGAATTTCAATACTTTAGAACTATCAATTATATCTTTAAATGTATCAATAGTAATTGAAGATTTATTATCTTTAACGGTAAGATTTCCAGTCAAACTTTGGCTGATTGCTTTATTGCTTATTCCTGTAATTTCATATTTAACTAGTGTGTCGTCTAATATGTTTTTACTAGTCAAATTAATACCAAAACTATCACCTTCATTAATTACATTTTTCGTTGAAGTAATATTTATACTTGTTGTAATACCAGGAAGATTTGTATAATTTCCAGGACAATATCCAGAACCATAATCAGTCAAATAAATTGATGATACAGAACCGTCTTTAATAATTGCTTTTGCATATGCTCCAGATCCGTGCCCTGTGTTATCTACAACTACAACTGTTGCTTTGGTATATTGAGCACCACCACTATTAATATAAAATGAAATTATTGAACCATTCTTATCTACAATTGGAGTAGCCCTTGCCCCGAAACCATCACCAACAATTCTTGCGATTGGTGGAATACATCTTTTGTATTTTGACCCAATTGGTAATGGGAGAATATCTTCTTGAGTTGTTGGGTTTTTAACTTTTTCTCCACACTCATCAAATGTGGTTGTTTCATAAAAAGTTTTTATATCAAGTTGAAGTTGAAGACCACTTCCTGTTTGTGTTTCAATTATAATTGATGGTGGATTATTTTTTTCAATTGTAATAGTATTTAAATTTGGAATAGAAATAACACCACCTTTACCATCAACAGTTAATGGAGTTAAAATAATATTTTTATTAACAACAATTCTATCACTAGTTTTATAACCAGTTCCTGGTGATAATATAGTAATTGATTTTGAAAAACCTAATACTTTGTTGATTGTTTCATAAAGAGGTGATGAGTAATAAATTGCATTGTCAACAAGAGAGCCAAATTTTCCAAAAAGTTCTTCAGCATAACCTGGATTTGTTGTCTCTAATTCTGCAGAAATCTCGGACAATCCACTATTGATACCTTTAAATACATTTACATCATCAACCATTTTTTGCCAATTGTCTTCATCTTTTTCACTTGGACCAAAATCGGCAGCCCATACACTTGGAGTTTTACAAGCAAGACCAGTACAATCAAGAAAACTAAAAATTTGTGATGCTAATGAACTTGCTTGATTTAAAATACCAGATACAGTCGAAAGACCACCAGTCAGCCAACCAATTCCAGACATAATTGTGGAAAGTGCGTTTTCAATACTATCCATCACTTTTGCTAAAATTCCAGCAGTCCATTTCTCCACAGCACAAACTGGAGCATTAATTGTATTTGCTGCTAAATCACCAAGCAATCCTTGAATATAATCAATAATTCCATCAGGGAGTTTTTCAAGAAGACAAAAAATTACATCTAATGTTTTTTTCATTACCTCCAAAACAATTGTTTGTTGTGGAGGAGGGACAATCAGTCCTACAAGTTTTCTAAATGCCCAAGCAATACATTTAAAAATTGTATTTCTTAAATTATTGATAATTAATTTTACAATTCCACCAATTTGTCTAGCACAATTTGCAATTGATTGCCCAATATCTACAATTTCATTTAATACTGGGTCAATAAAAGTGCCCAAATACTGGTCCAATCCATTTGTGACCGCAATAAAATCTTGAAGTCCTTGTGTGATTTGGCCGATTATATTTTTTTGACAACCATTTGGTTTTATAAATGCAGGTTGTTTTGTAAATGCTGCAGCAACTGCCTGTGTCGAAGAAGCAGGAATGTCCTTAAATACACCAGCAAGTTTATCTCCAAATTGTGGTGTAACTGAAACTCCATCAATATTGAAACCAAGGTCAGTGGTATAAGCAAGGTTTACTAAGTCTTTTGGAACTGGTGTGGTTTCTTTTGGTGAGTTTTTTGGGTCTGCTTGGTCTATCTCCTTCGCACCTCTAATATTTCGTTGAGTGCTTGGTGGATTATTTCCAGGATGACCAGTAAATGGTTTAAATCTAGAACTTTTTTCCTTTTTAACTACATCTTCTGTTTGTAAATTCTTAACTCCATCACTACGATATAATAATCCAATAACAACAGGTTGTTGCCCATCATCACCATCCAAGAAGAAACCAAAACAAGTTTCTCCACCTCTGAGAGCTAATGTCCCACCAATTCCACCTTGTGCGCTTCCAAAAGAGGGGTCAAGCATAATTTGCGCCCAAGGCAAATCAGCATCTGCTAAAACATCTCCATCAAAAGAATGATACCCTACAATTCTCACCTTACATCTTGCCGACCAATCACCTTGATTAGAAAATTGAGAACCTTTTTCCCAAGTGTCCTTTTTGGCAACTTGTCCTATCCACCAACTGAAACCATCCTTTCCAATATAATTGGATTTTAATAAAGCCTCTTCAATCATCGTAAATTCTACACTCCAGTTCGTATGGGTTTAAATCACAAAATAATTCAAATGAACTTGGTATTCCAATAGCATCTGGATGATGCTTTTGATATTCTAAAAGTTCTTCTAGATGTGATTTTAAATATCTTTTTCTTTGTTTATTTGATGGAGAATTTTCCAGTTCCTCACACATATCGTTAATAAATTCTTGTAGTTCCATTTCTCTTATTTATTTGAACTATAAAGACCGTAACTATCACGAATTAATCTCAAACTCGTAACCATTTGCCCACCCTCAAAGTGATGTCTTAATTCTTTAACCAAATAATATCCACTTTGCTCTTCATCTGAGGTCATATTTGTACTTCTATCTATTCGTAGAAACTCTGCGTGAATAATTCCACCAACCTTCAAATTAACATTACAAGGAACAACCATATTTAGTGCTTGTGTGAATAATAAATTGTATCGAGAATAAGACATAGCCATATCAGCACCACTTCTCAACTTATCACTTAAAGAACCATCTGGTTTTAATCCTCCCCTATCTGATGTTCTTACCATAATACGAGAAATACTATCACCAAATTCATCAGATACAGCAATACTTTCAGCACCACCTAATTTACTCTTAACTTGGTCCTTTACTTTGTACTTGTAAATATCCAAAGTATTGGAATACAAATCATAAAAGTAAGTTTTATTTACATACATACCAACTCTCAATGCTTTCATCAAATCAATATTCTTTTCATAATTATAATTCAATATATTGAAATTAGTTTTTGTCTGGTTTTCCTCAATCACCTGTGTGAAAAGATAATATGGTATATTTTCTTTATCGGCACTATTAGTTTGTATCTTTGTGCTTGAAACTAAACTATCAATACTTCTAAAATTAAATCCATCTTTATTTTCATAAAACAAGAAACCAGCAGTTCCTCTTGCTTCTTCACCAGCAGTTCCTGAGTTTTGTCCGTTTGCTGGAACTGCTTTTGGTCCTAACCAAGTTAAAACGTGAAATGGTTTGCGATTATTTCCAATAAAAGAATAATCATTTGAGGTTCCTTCTATATTTTCACTCTTATACTTTTTAGTCTTCAAATCATCTTTAAGAATTTTAGTTACAGTAGTCTGTAGATTTCCTCTATAAATTGTTTCACATCTAGAAGTTTCATTTGTTAATCCTTCACGAGAAACGAGATTTAACGTAAACATTTCATTTGAATGTTGTGCGTCAAGATTACTTACTTTATAAACATATAAGTCATCAAGCACAAACTCTCCAAAAGCAGTATCAACACTAATTGTAACTTTCTCTCCACCACGAATTGGTAAGATATTAAACAAGGACGAACTATTCATTAGTTGTGCTATAGCAGTCACACAAGGAGATAAAATATCTTCAAAATAATCAAAAAACAAACAAGAGTTTGTAACATCAACTGTTGTTTTACCATCCAAAGTTTGAATGGTAAAATAATTCGGTTTAAATGAACCTACTGCTGCTGCCATTACGTTGAGGAAAGATTAGTGAGTAACATAGTTTTCATAAGACTATTTACCACTTGACCTTCTGTTGGTCCAGGCATAATCACAGTTCCACCACCTCCACCCCCTCCAACGGGAATATAGACGGGTCTTTGTTGTCCTCCACCACCTCCACCCATCATTATAGGCATAATCACAGAAGCACCACCTCCTGGTTGATTGTATGATGGATAATTACTCATTTGATTTATTAATCCTTGTTTATACATCTCAAGCATTTTGGGGTCTGCTTCTGGTCCACCAATTCCAGGTCTCTTTGAAGCATCCATTATTGCTTTGATTCTGGAAAGATTTGAATTTGGATCACTTGCTTCATTTGCAATAATAGATTTATGATACATTACATTTAATTTCTGTGCTTTTGCTAATTTTTCAACCAATTCAGCAGTTTTTAAATTATATTCTTTTTCTCCAGCAGCACCAGTTTCACCTTTTGTTACATCAGCGTGTCCTGCAAAAATATGATATGCTCTTTTGGGGTCTTTCATCATTGCTTCAACTATTTTTTTTTGCATTTGCTTCAGCACCTAATGCCATATCTGATTCTAAAATATTTCCACCTCTATTTGTAACACCCAATCCTCCTCTAAAATTTTTACCATAAGTCCCGAAACTAGAAACAAGTGCTTGAGAAACAGCAGTATCTGGACTAGTATTGCTTGGGATTAATCCTGTTTTTTGTCCTTTTGCATTTGGGTCTGCGTGTAATTCTAAAACAAAAGGATTAGAACCTGCTCCTGAAACTCCTGCCTTTGGTTTTACTTTTACATTTCCACCAAATCTAAAATATTTGTCAGCATATGGTGCAGAATTAATAGAACCTTGTCCTGGTGGTGCATATTCAAAATGCAAATGATCTCCAGTAGAACGTCCTGTGGTTCCAACATAACCAATAACTGTTCCAGGTTCTACCATCTGACCTGTTTTTACATTAGGAGAATCTCTAAAGTGTAAGTATCTTGTTTGTGAACCATCAGGATGGTCCAAGTGTACTGTATTTCCTCCTCCATCTGTATATCCAGCAAACGCAACTCTTCCTGGTTGAATTACACTAACTGGAGTTCCTCCTGGTTCTCCATAATCTGTGCCGTAATGTTGTCTGCCCCAACGCCATCCATAACCAGAAGTTATAATAGATGAACTTGGTTTTCTGCCTCCTTCTGCTTCAACATCAGGGAGATCTTTCCCATTTCCTGGTCCACCTTTAATATCTGGTTCTGGTTCTCCATATTCCAACATCATTTCATCAGAACCAGCAGCAGCTGCTGCTGCATTTACCATAGAAGCAAATGATTTATTAATAAATTCTTCAAATTTTCCAACCGACTGTTCGAATTTACTTATAGAATCAACAAAAGAACTAGACCCACCAGTAAGTGCTTTTTGTTTTGCTTCTTGTCCTTTTAATCGTTCGGCAAGTTTTTGTTTAAGAGAACTTCCACCTTCATATACCCTATCAGCAGCATATCCACCAAGAAAACTACCAGCCATATTTCCAATAACAAAACCAAGTCCAGGAATAGGAATAAGTGCTTGACCGATTGCTCCACCAAGCAATCCACCAGCAAGACTACCTACTGCCCCTGATGTTGCCTTTCCTACACTTTCCCCTTCTGCTAGTCCTTGAGCAAAATCAAGTCCAGCAAATAAAGCATTACCAACACCAACTGCTCTCATACCACCCAATTTCAATCGTGGTCCTTTAATTGTTGGTATTGATGGTTTTATTTTTGGTGGTCTTTGTGGTTTTCCAAATTTTCCTCTACCTGGAAACATATTACCAACAAATCCAGCAAGGTCTAATGCTCCACTAAACAAAGAACTCAATAGATTTCCTGGTCTTCCAAAATTACTTGCGATATTTAAACTCGCAAGTGCTTTTATTTTCTTTTTGTCTGGTAGTTTTAATTTTTCTAATGACTTTTTTTCTACTTCTAAAAATTTACTAAAAGTATTAAAATCACGTTGAAATCTCGGTAAAGAGTTTGACCTTGAACCAAGTGAAACAATATTATTTGCCGCAGCAACTAATGGAGAAGAAAGTATTTTTTTCATTATCCGTCCACGATATTATAAACCATTCTAGAATAAAGAACCAAGAAATTATCTGGATTTGATGTTGGTAAAAATGGAACTGATGGTCCACTACCTTGTGAACCACCTCCACCTCCTCCACCACTACCTCCTCCTCCTGATTGTTGTTGTCCTCCACCACCCAAATTAATCGGCATTACAATAGGTTGTTGTTGCTGTTGCGATGGTGGTGGTTGTGAGACATTTGTTGCTAAATTTTGATATTGTTTTCTTTTTTCTGGTGGAAGCATATAATCAGGCAAATCTGGACCACCGACTCCAGGTGCTGGTTTTGTTGTAGCATATGAAGGATCATTATATTTCCTAAATTGCTCTTCTTGTCCAGTTTTTTTAACAAAAGCTGCATAATCGTTAGCATCAAGAACACCATCGTTATTTCCATACATTATATCAACGTTTTTATTTCCTTCATATTCCGCAGAACCGCTTCTATACATTGGTGTGTCGGAAGGTTTCCCCAAAAAGTCTGGTGCTATGTTAGCTGTTTTTACATCCGATAATCCTTTACCACCCTTTTTGAAAAATCCAGCATCAGTTAAATATTGTCTGTGTGCTCTTACTTGATCAGCTCTAGATGAAGCAGAAAATTCATCTCTTGTTTTTCCATATCTTACATCACCAAATTGGCCACCATACATTAATTGGAATAATCCAGTAGCACCAGACTTATTTCTTGCTTTTGGATCTAACTTACTTTCTGCATTATACATAGACATTAATTCAGAAGGGGTAGTTCCAGTTTCTCCAGCAAGTTTATGAACTTCTGCTAAAAATTCTGTATCTTTAGATACATCTGCTACAGGAGCAGAACCAGTATAATTCGGCATACCACCAGGAGGAGGACTACCAGGACTACCAGGACTACCACTTCTACCTCCTCCATCAACAGAACCAGAAGAACCCTTTGATTTTTCGTTCTTCATATTAAATAATTTGCTGATTACATTTGCAAATCTATCAACAATTGAAGAAAACTTATCAACAACATCCCCAGGAATATCTGGTGTTGTCTGTGCTGCTTGTGCTTGGTCTTGTGGACTGTCAGAAAGAGCATTCACCGCACCAGCACCAGCAGCACCAAGTCCTAATGCCCCAGCACCAAGAGCAAGCATTTTCCCTTTGCCCCCCATCATTCTTCCAAGTCCTCTTGGAGCAGATTTCTTCAATCCACCACCAGGAATATCAACATCAAGATTCAATCCTCCACCGCCAGAAGGTGAAGCAACAGGAAGATTGGATAATTGTTTTACGATTTTAATTATAACTTGACGAATTAATTTTGCAACTTCAAAACTTTCAGTAAATGATTTTTTAAGTGCTTCTAAATTATCTCTTACTTTATCAATATTCTTTTTATTTCCAAAGAAGTTTATAAAACCTAACGCAGTCTTATAAACATTTAAAAACTTACCAAGAATACCAACTGGTTTAGTATCATCTACTTGTTTTATTCTTTTTTGATAATCAGCAGAAAATCCTTGAAGAGTTTTGTTAATCGTATTCGTTACATTATTATTGATATTTGTAGATATTGTGCTTACGATACTACCTGTTGCTGAAGGTGCTGGTTGAGCTCCTGTTCTTTGAAAACCTACAATTTTATTTGCAGCACCATTCACAACAGAAGCACCAACTACAGAACCACCCGAAATAAAGTTCTGTGCTGCTGCTTTATTTGTATTCTGTCTTCCTACTACTTTTTCTGGACTAAGAACAGAACTAACCATTTTGTTGTTGCTGCTGTTTTAATTTTTCTTCTTCAATATGTTGCTGTAGAAGTGCTAAGTAAATGTCCCTCTCCCAAGGAATCATTGCTTCTATCTCAGTTAATGAATATTTATGGAACTGCATCAAGGCAAAATTAATTCTAAAATATGACTCTAGTTCCATATGAGCCATACTCAACCGAAAAAAGACGTTAAACCCTCCAACTTTACAACACTTTCAACTTCAGTTTTTGGATTTATAACTTTCACAGTATGAGAAAGTCTAGGCATCGTATCAAAGAACTTCTCAATTTCCTTGAACTGATTTGGAGTTAAAGTTTCAATCCAATCAGTCAATTCTTTTTTGGTAGAATCAGCAGCAGACCAACTTTCCTCTGCATTAAAAATAACATCAATACAAGAAGAAATTATATCAAAAGACCTATCAATACTTGATGAACTTTGTTCTGAACTAAAATCAAAATTAGTTTTAATGAATTGGTCCAATGAAGGATACTTCATTCTTAAGACCAAATCAGTATCAAGTTGAATATCCCTCTTATGTTCTGGGTCTTCTTCAACTTTAATTTGGTCAATAAACACAGTTACTGGAACTTGTGTTTCTCCATCATCACCACAAGTTATAATCAAGTCAAGACTTTCTCCAACTGACTTACCACGAACATTTAAGAAAATAAATTCAATATCAAAGGTGGGTAGTTCTTCTACTTTAACACCTTTAGTTACAATACAATCTTTTAATACTTGCTTGATTGCATTTGTAATCTCTTTTGTGCTTTGACTTTCAAGAGCAAGAATTAATATCTTCTCTTCTTTGACTAGAAATGGTCTGTATTTAATTGTTTTTCCAGTTGATGGTAAAACCAATTCATACGTGGGTGTAGCAATCTTAGGTAAAGGCATAATTTATTCAATCATTAAATTTATTTATTTGCGTAAATTACCGTAATTCTTTTCCATCACATATCTTATATACTGGAATGTAACCGTTGTTTTTACAATTTGACTTCCCTCATAAGTCAAAGGCATCGCAGTAATATTTGTTGGAAATGCTTCAAGCATTCTATAAGTTAAATGTGGTGGGAATCTTATATCATTTGGTTTTGAACTATCAAAATTTCTCTCAAACTTTGTAATTGATATAATTCTCCTATAATCATCTGGATATCTAAAACGAAAGAAATCTCTTCTATCTTTTCCTGGATTATTACCTTGTCCTTTTTCATTTGCTGGTAATCGACCAGCATCAGTAACAATATCACCATATAATGGATTAATAAAATTCATCCATTCTTCAAAAAGACGAATTAAATTATATTCACTATCAACATAAAAAGTCATAGTAAATTCTGGGAAAATTCTTCTCGTTGGAAATCTTTCAATTGTTCCTTGACGACTTCCCATCTCTTCTGTTACATCAAATTGCACTCCAGGAATAACTGCTTCAGCACAATAAAAATCATAGATAAAAGGATTTGTTCTATTGTATTTGGGATTATTAATTACACCAGAATTTTTTAACCAATCCATCAACTCACTTCCACCATCCGTCAAATGTAATGATACTTTGAATTGACTTGTAAGAGATAGGTAACCAAAAATATCTCTTGCTGATGGCATCCCATTTAAAGGACTACCTTCAGTCATCTTAAGGTATAATGGTCCTATTTTTGGAGACCCACTTATTGGAGTAGCCATCTATAAATATCTAAAATGCCTATACTATGTATGCCTCGTAACGAAGATAGTAAATATAGACAGGGAAAATACAGACCACACAATCCACAAAAATATGGTGGAGACCCATCAAATATTGTCTATAGGTCTTCTTATGAATTGAAGTTTATGCAATATTGTGATTTGACCGAAAGTGTGAATTCTTGGAAAAGTGAAGAGTTTTTTATTCCTTATCGTTCACCAATTGACGATAAGGTCCATAGATACTTTCCTGACTTTTTTGTGAAGTATAAAGATAAGGATGGAACAATTAGAAATCTTGTTGTTGAAATCAAACCAGCAAAAGACTTAAAAATGCCCGAAACAAACCCAAAAAGAAGAACAAAGTCTTGGGCTTATTCAGTAAAAATGTGGGCAATCAATCAAGCAAAATGGGAAGCAGCAAAAAATTGGTGTGCTGATAGAAATTATGAGTTTAAAATACTTACAGAAAAAGAATTATTCGGGGATAAATAATATTAGTTCGGGATGAAAAGATATGTTTTATACTTATGCATATTTAAGAGAAGACAAAACTCCATACTATATCGGTAAAGGTAAGGGAAATAGATTATACGATCATAGAGGTAAAAATTGTATTCCACCAAAAGACAAAAGTAAAATAATAAAACTCAAACAAAATCTAACAGAAGAAGAAGCATTCAAACACGAAATCTATATGATTGCTGTGTTTGGTAAAAAATGTGATGAAACTGGAATTTTAATGAATATTGCTGATGGTGGTAATGCTCCTCCCAAAATGTGTGGTAATGATAGTCCAACAAAAAGACCAGAAGTTAGAGCAAAAATAGGTGCAGCAAATAAAATAAGTTTGAAAGGGAAAAAACTCCCAGAAGAAGTAAAACAAAAAATATCAAATACTTGGAAAGAAAAATTAAAAAATAATCCAAGACCAACGTATTACTATACTGAAAATTTAAAAAAAATGGCGGAAAGAAATAGAACTGATAAAGAAAAACATAAAAAACATAGTGAATTTATGAAAGGAAAAATTTTTAAAGGTAATAGAATTACTTATCAGGGAATTAAATATAGATCAATATCAGAAGCTGCTAGAGAAAATAATACAAGTGTTTATTTTATTTCAAAAAACATATCTTCAAACAAAAATACATTTAAACTAAAATTTGGTGCCAACTCCCAAAAGTGGAAATGTACTACAACGGGACACATAACTACTCCTGGACCATTAACCATTTATCAGAAAGCAAGAAATATAGATATCACAAATAGAATCAAAATAGCATAAAGTTATGATTGCAGACGATATTAGAAAACAAGCAGGCAACAAATATCGTAGTATTGATTGGTGGACCAATTCACTAATGAATGAATTGAGAAATCAACAAAATAGAGATATTAACGAAGCAGATACTGGATTTATAAAACCAGGAAATTTAGTATTCTTTTTATATTCCGCAAAATATCCACAAAAATATGAATACTGGGATAAACACCCTCTATCTTATATTTTAGACATTAGTTTTAATGAAGGTTGGTTTCTTGGAGCAAATCTTCATTATCTCAATCCACAATATCGTGGAGGTGTCGCACAATCCTTTCTAAATAAAGAAGGAATTGTAAACGCACCCAAGAAAACTTTACACAAATACCTCTTCTCTGGAGTGATGACTGAATTCTTTAAAGTGCCTGAAAAAGAATGGAGAGAAGTATCGTTGCTTCCAACAGAGAAGTTTGTTGATAAAAGAGGTCAACCAGTATTTAAAACCAAAGTTTGGGACGCACCATAAATGGCTTATGAAGTATTAAAAGACGAATATTATACTTCTGGTTTAGGTCCTCTTGGTCCTAGTCCTCTTGGTATTAGATATGACCCAGTAACTGGAGATTATGAATTAAAAGCAAAAAGTGCGTTAGGATATGATATAGGAATTGGACTAGCAATATTCTATAAAAATGGTAGTTACACAAGTGATGCAATACGAGACCCAAAATTGTTTGTAGATGGTGACAAAGACAAACCAACAGCAGCAGCACAAAAACTATCAGCAGATATAAGAAAAGAAGTATACGCAGCATATCAAGCAAAAGGAGGTGCTGCTGGTAAGAATGTAGTTAATAATA